TAACTGTATCCAATGTGAGAAATTCTCTTTTGATTGCAGCACCATTTTTCACACGCCATTTATTTGCAGTTCGAGTTGATATGCCTGCGATCTTCGGTGTTGTTTTTGGAACTACAATAAATGGTACGTCCTCAATCTCATCTAGTATATCATTCGCATCTTCTTTGTTTCCGGCACTTTGCGCTTCTTCAGCTCTTTTAAAAACTTCTTCTTCATGTTTCTTTTGAGCCTCTAACATTAATCGTTCTTCTTCTAATTTTCTGATTCGTTCTTGTTCATAATCATACTTTGCGATTTTAGGTTTGATTATTAATTCTGCATCATCGAGCGGTTTAGAAACTTTTTGTTTTTGTCTTATAGCTTCTTTATGCGCGCCATGAGCTTTTTTAATGATCGGGTCGAACGTTTCATTAATTTCTTTTTTAAAATCTTTTATAACTAATAATATTTCAGCTGCTTGAGTATATGATTCATTGTCAATAATTGCTATTGCGTGAGCCTTGTCTGGTACTGTTAAAACTTTTTTATTTAATTCTTGATTATTCATTTATTATTCCTTTTCCAATTATAAAGGTTTAGAGCATTTAAGAAAATCTTAAAATCTGTTTTGTCTTTGTATGGCTTTAATTTATACGTTCCATTTTTATTAAGTTGCAAGCCGTATCTATCATGTTTGAATTCCGAGCAGGCCTCGTATGCAGCGATCTGCAACCCAGTCCATGCCTGCATTTGCCCAGTCTTAATATCTAGTATTGCATCTTTGCCAAACATCATTCCGCTTCGATCTAATGTGCCAATATAATTATATTCTTTATTATAAACTATTGATTCGACATTTTTCCAAATCGGTTTTACTTCTTTTAGAAATTTTAAATATCCTTGAAAATATGGTTCATAATCTTCATTGATGCTATTCAGATCTAAACAAAGATTGTCATGCCATTGGCAGATAGTATGCACGTGAGACCCTCGCTCACGTGCTTCATCTGTAAAATAATCACAATTCACAATTCCAGTTTCACCAAGAATCGAAGTTACGTTTGGAATTATAACATTTTCTTTTTTGTAAATATGTGTGGCTTCATTAAAAGTTATCATTATATTTTTCCTTTAAACTGGGCTATCTTCATATGTTATTTCTTTTTCAAATGCTTTATTTTCTGCTTCTACTCCGGCAACAACTTCCATCGCATTCAAAACTTCTCTTAATGCAAATTCATTGTTGCTTTTATATTGTGCTTTTTCTGGGTCAGCTAAAGATTTATCAAGCATCTGTTGATATGCTCTAAGCTGCGCCATTGACATATCAATCCATTTTGTGCCTGTGTTTTTTCCGAATGAGCAAACTGCAACATTAATGTCAGTTGTGGTTGTTGGTGCAGTAGTTGTTTTTCTAGGTGCTCTATCTCTATTAGGTTGATTGCTGAAATTCATATCCTCAATATCTTGCGTGAATATATCGCTTGCGGCAGTTCCGTTCAATACAGCGGCAACCAAAGCGCGCTTACAAGCCATTTTATATAATGTGTTTTGAACATCCCAAGGTGATTGTTTGATATATTTCTTCTCTCTACTATTACAAGCGCCTAAACCTTCACCTACAACTTGACCAGTATTCATATTTATTAATGTGCATTTAATTTTATAAAAAACAAAATTATCATCTTCCCTACAGCCTGTTAATTCATAATAAGTTGGGGCAAGTCGAAATGTCATATTCAATTTTTCTGCTCCGGCTTTGTACAATGTTGGCTTGTTTCCACAACCCGGAATCTTCCCATAATGTACATTTTCTATCATTACTTCACGCATCACGTGTTGAATTAGATTGACTTGTTTCTTGACATTAATTACAGACATAGGTTCGTTATAATCTTGCACCGCAATTTCTTGAGTATCTTGTGTCATATGACCTCTTTTCGTTTGTTTAATTTATTTGTTATGATATAATTCTCGTACACATATCCCCCTCATTCATACATCGATGTTCCCGCCTTCGCGGGCGGGAACTGGTTTATCTACTCTTCCTCATTTTTCATTAATTCAGCAATATGATTCAAATACATTTCAGTTGCTTCACGGTGAAATCTTGATTCAGAATAATATTCGTCTAAATGTCCTTGCATATATAGACATGCCACTAGCACTTCTTTTTTCATTTTCCTTGTCAAATATACTTGCGTTGGAATTCTTTTGATTGACGATGTTTCATTTTTTACATTCACTTTAACCTCCTTTCTGATTTTGAAGTTATATTGTAAATAAACTTACAAGTAAAGCATTATATCTGCTATAAGTAAATTAATCACAACTTAACATACATGACCAAGTATACTTATACTTGGTGGATTTTAGCCTTTCTTCGTGCATCATATAGAAGCCATAACCTGCCGGATGGTAACCGAGTTGTTTCTGCAACATCATTAGAAAATCTTCATCTTTTTTCGTTGTAGTTGTGATTGAGAAATGCCGATCAAGCGCTGATTCAGTTATTTCTAGGTTCAGATAGGTTCGAGTTGCTTTTGTCTTTTTTGAAACTTTTTGATCTTTTAGAAATTCTTGTTTTGCCATGTCTCCCATAGAAAACCTCCTTGTTTGTTTAGTCACAACTCTTTGTTAGAGTTTAATATTATAAAAATTCACTCATTACATTTATACCTGAACCAAATTCATAATCGAATAGCTCGTTGAATAGGACTAATGCCTTTTTTTTTGTGTCTAAGGTGTCAATAACTTTGCCAAGATAGAATACCTTGTCTTGGAATACTCCAACGCACCCTTCGTACTTTGTGCTTAGTATTTCTTGCCCATGTAGCTCTTTTATTATTTCTTGTTTTGTCATTATGCGCCCCTTACTGCCCACACAATTAGGTGGGCTGTTTTTGGTTCGTACGTTTCATCCCTGTTTTCGTAATCATAGTCGACGTTGTCCGGGTTATCGTTGTTATCCCCGACCTCGTCCCAATCCCAATAATCGAACGTCTCTTGAGTCCTCACGTTATACCTCTTTTTGCTTTTAAAATCGCAGTTTCAACTTGTTTGAACACTAGCTCGTCCTCGGATATTAACAACCTCAATTCTTCCAACGCAGCTTCACACGCTTCTAACAATTCAGTGTTTATATCTTCAATCATTTTAACACCTCCGCGTTAATGGTAGGCTTTACTAACTTACCTTTTGTTATTAAATCTTTAATAATAGATTGATAAAAATCGACGAAGACATTTCTTTTAAGCTCTCGCTTGAAATTCATGCTTTTATAGGCCGAATACATATCTTCAGATAATAAAGCCCTTTCTTGAGTATATATAACATTTACGATATACTCATAAGTGTCGCTCAAGGCTTTATCTAGATCGGGGTTTGAGTATTGGTGAGCGCACACAAGTAGGTTATTTTTGATTGTTTTCATTTTGTTCCCCTTTGTTAATTGTTTATAATCACTTTCCAAAATCCTTTTGAAATTCCTGCTGCTGCTGCTAAGGAATTATATCTTTTTGCAGCTATATTCCATTCTATGGCCTGATCTTGTGACCATTCGCCTGGTCTGTAAAAACTTGGCATGCCGTTTTCAATGGCGTGCATTTGTGGAGTAACTTTCTTTTCATTTTCATTGCAACTTTTTGGTCTGATAAACATGTTTTACCCCTTTGTTAATTTTGATATGTTTTGAGATTGTCTAATATTTTGATATTTTTGTTGATTTCATTTTTCATTTTTGCAATATCTCGGTCTAGCGTTACATGATCTATGATCAGCTCCCCATTTTTTAATGCTAATTCCCAATCATAATCTTCTTCTTGCAGATTTTCGTTTTGTGTTTCTTTGTCCGATACATAATAATTAGCAATCACTGGGATGTCTCCAACGTAACCATATCCCGCATATCCACGATTGTTATATTCTGGCTGATCACTTTCAACATATTTTTCGTTATTTTCTAAAATTACACACGTTTCGCCTTGACAGTTTTTTTGTGTTTTCATTTTGTACTCCTTTGTTTGTGTTGTTGTTTTCATATTCAAACTTATATCAAAAGTGATAGCATTTGTAAAGCATAATCAACAAGATAATTAATTATTTTATAAGTCTATGATTTTGTTAGGGTATTTAAGCGCGTACTTTTTGAATTATATTATTAGTATGGACATAATGATTGTTAGTATGGAAAATGAATACTTATCTTACTGATTTATATGAAATAATTAGAAACTAATTTAAAAAGTATTAGCCAAATACTTTTTGTTAAAAAATATTAGTAAAGGTGTATTATCTATATTATACCATTAAAACCAACTCATCAATAATGGCACTTTTAATTTAATTCTTTACATTTTTATTTTTTTAATTTAAGATTGCAAACTATGAAGTATTGGCAAATACAAACACATATATATTCGCGTAGGGAAAAAAACATGGGGCGATCTATGCCAATACTTCTACCCATGCCTGCGCGAATTTATATTGGTTTGGAGAATATCTATTATGGCTAACCCTCAAAAAGAAAATGGTTATACAACTATTGCTAATGAAATTATTGAAGTTCTAGCAAAATCAAATTTTAATGGAAGTGAACGCAGAATTTTAGACGTTGTATTTAGAAAAACTTGGGGTTGGAATAAAAAAGAAGATCAAATAAGTCTATCTCAATTTTCAGAAATGACAGGATTAAATAGAAAAGCAGTATGCAGAACAATCAATAGCCTAGTGTCAAAACTGACACTAGTGGTGTCAAAGGCGACACTAGGCAACGTAAATACTTATAAAATAAACAAAAATCACGATCAATGGGTGGTAGTGTCAATGGTGACACCTAGTGTCAAAACTGGTCAGAAGGTAGTGTCAAAAATTGTCCAAGGTAGTGTCAAGGCTGACACATACAAAAGAAACTATACAAAAGAAACTAATACAAAAGAAAAGAGTATGTCTGATTTTGAATCTTTTTGGAAAGTCTATCCAAAAAAAGAAGGAAAAACCCCATGCAAGAAAAAATGGTTGAAATTAAAACCTGATGCCAAACTGCTTGAAACCATATTATGCGCTATTAAGAATCAAACGAAATCCAAAGAGTGGAATAAACAGAACATGCAATATGTACCCATGCCACTTACTTGGCTTAATCAAGAAAGATGGTCAGACGAAATAACAAAGCCAGTAGACGTATATGCAGAGGCTAAATTATTATTAATTAAACGTGGATTATTACCAAAGGAGGAATTATGACTTACGACGATGTAGAAAAAAATATTAAAAAAATGGCGGATTTTTATAATAAAAAAATTGGTTCGGAGCAAATTGCAATTTGGTATGAGAAAATAAGATATTTCTATACAAAAGACGCACTGGTTGCAATTGACAATATAACATCAAGCGAAAGATATTTTCCAACCCCGGCTATTTTTATAAAATATTACTACAAATCAAAATCTTGCAGGGCAGCAAACGAAAATATAACTGATAAAAAAAATGCTGAAAATTTTTTCAAGCCGGGGAAGCACAACACGCAACTTGCTAAAGATTGCGTTGTTTTGATAAATAGATGGTATGATAATTTGGGCGATAAATATGAAGATATGAAGGCTCTGGACGAATTGTATCCGAATATTGGCTTTAGGCAAGAAACTGAAAATCTAAAAAAAGATTTAGAAAAAATGGAAAAATGTTAACATGAAAGAAGGTGAACAATGAAATTTACTGGACTGATTATCAAAAACATGCTAGTGCCATTAATCATTCTAATCATATTTTTAATGGGATGGAATATGGGAATGAAAATCAAAAGATCTAAATCGAACGAGCCTCTCTTTAAGTGCGTCACAGCTTTATCACAATGCGCTTTTAAATATACCGAAACAACAGAATTATTAGATAATCATTATTGTAAAATGCCTCAAAGCGAACTTGTAGACATCAAGTATTTCTGCAATGGTGATTAAGTTCCACGTGGAACAATGTGGAGCAAGGGGGACAAATTGGGAAAAATCAAAATCATTCATAAACAAGCAAATGGTGAGGTCGAAGTCCACATAACTGATGGTAGTCTATCAGATGCAGTACCGATGTTACGTGAGGTCATGGCCTCATGTGATAAAAAAAAAGACTTAAAGGTAAGTGTGGTAGAGTTGGAAACCGAGGTGTTAGATACTATGTCACAAGCGGAAACAGACCAAAGCCGACAGGCGCGCCATGGGTGATGTATGCGGAATATACGGAAACGGCACATGTGAAAAGCGATGTTGAAGATTTAACGGTTGAAGAAGAAATTATTAAATGGAAGTGTATGCTATGAAATTTATCGAATACGAATTGCAATGCTCTTGTGTTATGTGGACGAAGTATCAATATCCAAATATTATTATTCATTCAATTCCAAATGGGGCAAAAGTCGGGGCCAGATGTGGTGCAAGATTAAAAAAAGAAGGATTACTTGCAGGAACGCCGGATTTATTCATAGCAGAACCAAAAGGCAGATATCACGGAATATATGCAGAAGCAAAAAGTCCGGGCAAAAAACCAAATCCGACACAAAGGAAAATTCACGAACAACTTAGAAACAAAGGCTATTTTGTATTTTGGTTTGATAATTTCAATGATTACAGACTGATATTCCAAGATTATCTAGCCTTACAAACAGGAGGTAAATTAAATGAATTGGAAAACTAAAACCATAATGGCCATTAAGTCATTCTCGATCATAGCTGTATTGCTAGCATTTGGATTTTATTTCGTATCGTCCGGCATGTTATACTATCAAATTAAGGTAAACAGGTTTAACGAGATCAACAAAATCGTTCAGGCAAAAGATCTTAAAATCAAAGAATGTGTCAAAGTGGCGGATAAGAATTTCAGAATCAACAAACAACTACTTTTGGAACTAGAAGATTTATCTATGAGAAATTCAGAAGTGAGAAAAATAACAAAGAAATACAAATAGAAAGGATAATACTATGAAAAATTCAACGAATCCAAGAGGACAAAGCAGGCCTAAAAATGGTTCAGGTCAAGGTGTAGGACAAAAAGGTGGGCAGCGCGGTGGTAAGAATGTTGGCGGATGTTCGCAAGGTGGGCCGGGATTTGGAAACGGTGCAGGCAAGGGAAAAGGAACTGGACGTAAAAAATAAGAAGGTAATATGATGGATAAAACAATAAAAATTACATGCATAGCAGCAGACATGGTTGATCTTGACAGCTTACAAGAGCTTCAAGGAGATCTTAAATCGTTGCATAAAAACAAAGCTGCTAAACTTAGGCAATCTATTGAAAAATACGGAATTACATTCCCCGGCTTTATTTGGAATTCATCAAATGGAAATAAGATCATAGACAGTCATCAGAGAGTACGAGTATTGAGACAAATGTTATCCGATGGTTGGACATTAAAAGATAATAAATTCCCTGTTGTCTGGATAAAAGCAGAATCAGAAAAAGAAGCCAAGGAAAAAATCCTATTAGCTGCGTCTATGTATGGTGAAATTGATGATGCTAGTTTACAGCTATTTATCGAAGAAGCTCATATAGACATTACTGACTTGCAGCAAATTGTTGATATTCCGTATGTTGATCTGGAAATGGAAAATATTTCAATAGATGGTTTGACTGATGATGATGATGTTCCAGAAGTTACCGAAGAGCCTATAACTAAACGTGGTGACTTATGGATATTGGGTGAGCATAGATTGCTCTGTGGTGATGCTACTAAGAAGGAAGATGTTGAAAAGCTGATGGATGGGCAGAAGGCCGACATGGTATTTACTGATCCGCCTTATGGTGTACACTAAATGTTAGTTTTAGATATATTTCTAGGTTCTGGCTCTACACTAATAGCTTGCGAAAAAACAAATAGAAAATGCTATGGCATGGAAATTGATGAACATTATTGCGATGTTGTGATAAAACGATGGGAAGATTTTACAGGAAAGAAAGCAGTATATGCAAAAGATATTTCCAATAATACTGATAGTATTTGATATACTAGCATCAGTTTTTTATATGGTTGATGGTGATATTAGGAGAGCAATATATTGGGTTGCAGCAGCAGTTCTAACGGCATGTGTTACATTTTAGGGGGTAACTATGGAAATAATAAAACTAGGCAAAAAGAAACCAAAGAAAAAACGCAAACAAATCAAAAAGCCTAAAAAGATGAAACGTGAATCTCTCAATAAAGTTGATTATATACACAAAGAAGGCAAGTTTGGTGATTTCCAAATAAGACAAACTGCCAATGGATGGTGGGCTTCAAGGTTTAATGGTGGTGCAAAATTAGTTGAGTTTTTAGGAGCGATAAAATTAGGCATGTCGACCTTTAGAGCTTGTGCTTATGCAGGCATAACAAAGAAACAATGCGAAAACTTCATGGACTCACACCCTGAATTATGGGCTATAATACCTTTACTCAAAGAAACGATCAATCTAAGTGCTCATATTCTAATAGCAAAACAGTTTACACGTAAGGAATCACCGAGTGTTGAAGATGCCAAATGGTGGGCTGAAAGAAAAATTAAAGATGATTTTAGTCTAAGAAGTGAAATAACTGGTGCGGATGGAAAAGACATAGGCGAAAAAACAGATTCAGAAACAAAAGAAATTGCAGAAATGGCCTTGAAGGGTATAGCAGCAAAAGAAAAGATATTGAAAAAACTTAAAGACCTAAACAAATAAGATTATGAGCAATGAATTATTAGCCTATAATAACTATCTTTCATATGCAAAATACATGGATGAGAAATATCTTGCGCCTGATCACGTTGTTAAATTAGCCGCACATCTTGAAGCAGTTGAAGCAGGCTTGATTGAATTACTTATTGTAGTGTTTCCGCCACGACATTCAAAATCGTTTAATGTAGCCGAATTTTTTCCGGCTTGGTATCTCGGACGCAATCCTAGCAAATATATAATCTATTCAACTTATGGTGAAGAACTATCGCACAGCTTTGGGCGTAAAGTTAGAAATCAACTTACAGACCCTATGTTTTCAAAGGTTTTTCCAAAATGCAAAGTTAGTTTAGATTCACAATCGAAAAAAGAAATATCAACAACCGACAATGGTGTTTATACGGCTGTTGGGCGTGGTGGTTCTGTAACAGGTAAAGGCGCAAATTTACTCATACTTGACGATATGTTGAAGGATAACAAAGAAGCTGAAAGCCGCAAGCAAAGACAAGATTTGATTGACTGGTATAAATCAGTAGCATCAACAAGACTGCAAAAAGGCGCATCTGAAATTATGATGGGTACTAGGTGGAACACAGGAGATCTTATTGGTTGGGCAATTAAAAATATGGCTCATAAGAAAAAAACAGTTATATTACATATGCCTGCAATTAATGATAAGGATGAAGCGCTATGGCCAGAAATGTTTGATCTTGA